TGTGTTAGATATTTCGTTAGTTGACGCGTAAGCTGTTGTAGATTTATTTAAAGTTGCTGAACTTGTATATAAAGCTAGGTTGAAAGTATTTCCTGACGAAGCTGTAAAATTGTGTACTCCGGTTAAAATTTCAACTTTAAAACTATTACAAATTGCTGATGTTATTGCCATATTAATCTCCTAATTTAAGGTGTTGGTGACTGAATGGGTATACGAATAGTTCCATCCGTGTAATCATCCCGTCTCCTTCTTCCAATTTGCTCCACAGCAAATTTTTCTAACTCTTGTTTATACCTATTTTCATATAGTGTCAACATGTCCATTGGACCTTTTAAAAAACCATATGCCTCTATTAAACAGGCATATAAAAGGCCTCCTGGAAAATATTGACTGATATAGGTTCCACTTGTAGCTGTAACTAAACTTGTAGGTTTTGCATTAAAATGAACTTTAAAAGCATAATTTGCATCCGGAACTGGAGCGACCATCATACGTCCTGAAGTCGTATCTGTAGTTCCCGTAGCTCCTCCAAACATTGCATAATATTTAGGTGCTCCTGTCGATGTTTCAGCGGGAATAAATTCTTGTAAATAAGTTCTATCTTTTTTTTCTAACCATGTATTTACACCCGTTGTTGCTGATGTAGATGTATAGACCTGCATTCCTCTTACAAATAAACATCCTGCAGGAGCATTAATAGTTGATTGATTTGCAACTAAACTTCCAGTTTGGGCTTTTCGATCTGCATCAATAGGACAATCTCTCATTATCCGATATTCTGCATTTTCTATAAATCTATTACAAAGAGCTGCAGTTAATACATTAGAATCTACTTCTGTATAGTTTCTAATATCAGTTACTAAATTATCGTAATTATATCCTGCCATTATTTTACTATCTCCATACAGTTTTTACAACTTTTTGTTAAGCTCGTATGTTCCCAACAATGTCGTATTTTAGAAAGTCTATATAAAAAAATTTTTAAATATTTCATTATGCTCTAGCGTTTACCGGACCTGCAAAGATCGGGTAACCTCCTCCTGTTTCTGTTGTACTCGCAGCCGTGACCAATGTAAAGGTATAGCTGTCATCATCTACTTTAGTAATTGAATAAGAACCTCTTACTTTAATACCCGCTTTGTGAGCAGATGCTGTTGTGGCAAGAGGTGTTAAATTATAAGTAGGAGCGGAAGACCCTCTAGTTAAACCAGAAAGAACTCCAGTACCTGTGTTATTTGCTGTGTATTTAATAGTTTCATTATCGTTGGCTCCCGGTTGCACAACAATATAACCTGAAGATGGAAAAGCTGTAGAATCATTTAAAGTTAAAGAGGTTGCTGAATCTGTAATATCTGAAGCTAAAGTCGTTTCTAAACCAAAAATAATAGGAGTAACTCCTCCTACTGCAAAAATAACATTTCGAAATCGAACCGCATCACCAGTAGATCTACCATGATTAGGTTCATTAACGGTAACCGTTGTAGTTCCTGCTGTTGATAAAGGATTATTAGGTAAAATTTTTGGTGTATAAAATTCAGTTCTTGCTGGACGGGCTCTTTGCACTGCTTGAGGATCGGCTCCTACCGGTTTGGGTTGAATCTGTGGCGATTTTGGCTCATATTCTGAAGTATGTACCCAGGCTCCATTCCATTCTCGCACCATTTCCAAATAAGGAAAAGCCTGACCTGATCGATCTGAAATTGATAATGCGTATTGTCCTCTTGAAAATTTAGCCATAATTAAACACTCGGGTAATAAGTTTTAGGGGTTATATAAGTACTAGATGGTGAACCATCTTCTGATAAAGCTCTTTGTAATTCATCTTCATAATAAAGTTTCATTTGTTGAGATAATTCAGGATTATATTTTTGACTTAAATAAAAAGCTAATCCTGCTACCATACATGGAACAAAACGATAAGGAACATCTCCTACGTTAGTAAAATCTCCTACATCTTTAATTCTTTTAATATAATTATAATTTATTGTATGACCATTTTGACTTGAACTAGGAGTTAAATAAATTGTCATTGTTGTTTTATCAATAAATCTTTGCACCCAATATTGAGAAGGAGTTCCTGTTGCTGTTTTATTAGATAAAGCTTGATAAGTTGATCTATCAATTTTAGTTAGTGGAGAATCTACACTAGATGCATTTCTATAAGAGGCTTCTAATATATCTGCTGCACCATAGATAGCTGTAGTACTAGATGTACCGTCTCCTGTAGATCTATAAATAATATATTCACTTTGATCCGTAACTAAAGTAAAACTAGAATTAGCTACTTCCCAATAATGCAAACCTCTATTACCCCATTCTTGAAATAAAATATTTAAAGATCTTCGAGCTGTTTTTAATTGATAGCCCGAAGTTGCTTGTAGACCAATACGTTCGTATGCGTCTTCAATAACTTCATCAATAGAAAATGTCTTTTCAAATGTATTTGTGGTAGCAATAGCCATACACTACCTCCTATCCGAAAATTATTGTAACTTTATCAACGTTTGATAAGGTAGCATAACCACTAGTTCTACATAACAAACCGTCGCCTGGAATTGGTATATATCTTGCTATTTCATTACCCGCAGCATTTGCTCCTAAAGGTGTAGCAAAAACTGCAATAGTAGTTCCACTTGAACCCCCATCTTTAATTGTAATACTTCCCGCTGTCGTATCAGAAACATAGTATATTCCTAAAACTCTGCAGGGTCCCGCAAAAATAGCTCCTGAAGCTGCTAGATTTGTAGTTTTTACATTACTTATATAAGTACCCATTTTTTCTCCTTAAGTGTGAGCTCCCGAAGGAGCTCACATTATTGTTTATTACGCGTTCGCAAATGGTGTTACTATAGTTCCTGTTGCCAGTACTAAAGAATCATGCACCAAATACTCGTTATCAGCGATGGCTGTAATGGAAATAACACTTCCTACAAGACCACCTGTGGTGCTACCCGCCATAGTGATTACATCGTTAGCTGCTGCTGGTATGAAAGCTTTTTTCGCACCATCATCTACAGCCAATAGAATTGCCCCAACAAACTTATCAGTGCCATCAGTTAAGATGTCCATATCCGTTGCTGCTGTTGCAACATAGAAATGAAAAGTTGCTCCGATATTGTTGAGATTATTGTAGTCGGTGTCACCCGCTACAGCACTGTTCGCGTTAGCATTAATTGTAGGTAATGTAAATTTACCGTCCGCGTCGTTTGTAAGTAAAAGTCTGCCTGCATGAGTAGCAACTGTTAAAGTTGTGTCCGCAGTTAAACTTATTGTATTGCCAGGACCTGTATTAATGAATCCATTTTTGGAAATCACTGGTCCCGAAAACGTAGTTTTTGCCATATTATATCCTCCTAGTCTATAAGATCTAGTCTCTAGGCCGTCGACTATACGCGTCTAGATCTAATTAATAATTGTATAGTAAGTAGGTTATACCCCAAATTTAAATTTGGCGCAAGCGATCCTGTGGTTTTTGTATGATTTTTGATAGCGCTTAAGTGGCTATCGAAACTTCAGCCTGGGCTTCTTCGATTTGGTTAACACGGTGAGCTGTTCTAGCTTCTTCTAACTTGATCTCAGTGACGATTTCTCTAATCTTATCGTCAATCTTTACCATGTGAAGAGTATATTTACCTGATTCATTATACTCCTGTTCCCAATCTAACTCCAAGGACTTCTTTTGCTTGTATAGGTCTTGGGTCATCTATAACCTCCTCATAGGTTATCCATTTACCTGTTTTAACAGTAAATCCATTTTTTTCAAATAATACCTCATTTTTTCCTAGTTTGTCAAGGATAGCGTTTTCGATACCTTGAGGAGTATCTTCACACGTGACCATAAAGTCCGCAGAATAGCCACAATATATTATTTGAATTCTTAATTTTTTCATGAGTTTAAAAGTGTACATAAAAAATGAGGCCGTTTTAAGGCGGCCTCATTTCGTTAATTGTTAGATGTACTATGCACCAGGTGATGCAAAGATACCTCTAGGGTCAGATGCGCCAAAAGCGTATCTTTCTCTAGCTTTGTATCTAACGTTACCAGTATCAAAGTCGCCTTCCATTGATGTTTTCAATGGTGCTCTGTTGAAATACTTCATTCCGTTAGGAACGTCTGTAAGGATATAAAACGCATCAGTGTCAGATAAGTAGTGATTAACTACGAATCCTTGAGGAAGCATCCCCATGTTTTTGAGTGCGTTAATGTCATTATCAGCCGTACCAACTCTTCCTGGAGACTTCATCAGTCTTTCAGCAGTAAATTGTTGGTTAGAGTGAAGAATCATCTTCATTCCTCTAGCCGCAATTTTAAGACCACGTTCATCTGTGAATGCAGCAATGTCAATCATTGATTGCTCCAAAGATGTTTCGTTAAGATCCGCTGCTGTTGATAATGTATTGCTAAACGTACCTGCAATAGTTGGGTGAGAATCGTTTATTAAAGAAACTCCGTCACCTGTTTTGAAGGTAGCTACGCCAGGTAGACCATTATTTAATGGAGCTACTGCCTTAACTTGTTTAGCGTTCGCCATAGAACGTGCCAAAGCTTTTGTATAACGAGAAGAAAGTCTGTCATAGAGGTTGTCCTCCATAGCTTCTTCTGTTATCGCAAATGCTAGAGCGATCGTTTCCATAGTGTAACGTGCTGTAAAAGTTTCTTGTGCTTCGTCGTATGAAACGCCTTGGCCTTCACCTTTTACATCTGCGTTTGCAAAACCACTTAACATTACTTCCTCTTCGAAAGCTCTGTCAGATGATTCTTCAGCATAAATTTCTTTATGCTCTTGGTCGTACCTCTTATATTCCAGTCCAAATAGTGCATTTAGACCAGGTTCTAGTTCTTTAACTAGCTGTGCTCGTGATATTGCCATTGTCTATATACTCCTATTATGATTGTAGTTCAATCAGGTTTGGAACAACTACTACGGAGGCATAAGCAGCAGTAATATCCTGATTCGAAGGATCTTCTGCTGATCTTAATAATCTCCATGAGGCTGCGTCCGCACTTGTATCGCCGATATCTAGAGTAGCTGAAGACTTACCAGTAATTGTACTACCAGCAGTGGTATTCATGTCATACGTTTCTAAAAAACCAGCTTGCGTGACCGCGTCGTCAGTAGCTACTACATATTGTTGTTGTGGGTTATCGAATACAAAAGCGTCTATATCTTCTGAAT